CCCCAACGAAGTACTTAACTTGATTGAGGGAGCTATTGAACTAGGTAACTACATGGATGCTGTTGCATCTGGTGGGACTTTCCCATCTACTATGCGACCAGTTGAAGTTGATGGTATCTCTAATGGACTAGCTTCTATGACTGCACAGCTTGGGTTACAGAACGTTATGTACAGGGTTGGAGTTCTACGTCAGGATCCTGATAAAGTTCTTGCGGAGTTTGATGGTCTTGAAGGTAACATCCGTAAGGAACTTGCAAGTAACATGCGAGCTTCTCTAGCTGACGTTATGAGTACTGAGGAGTTCCGTAAGGAGTTTGAGACAGATCACACTGACTTTGATCAGATCTCTGCATTCCTTGAGGCTGCTATCCAGAACGAATCGGAGTTTCTTAAGCCACCCATCATGACCTTACCCTATGGGCAAGCGATTGCTAGTATGGGTTCTACTATGCTAGCTGCTGTTACAACATCCAAAGAACTAACTGCTCTGGCAGAAGGAACTGAGTGGGGCTCCTTAGGGGTCTCTAAGATGCTGCACAGGATACTTGCACACAACCTTGAGATAACCTTAGGGAAAGAAGTCACGGAGTTCTCAGAGGCTCTTAAGGCTGCTACAGACGTAGCTATGATCGCTGATGAAGCTATTAAGTATAGGAAACCTACAGGTGTCATGACATCTTCTAACTCATATGATTACGTACCCACTGGTGGTAAGGATATCACAGGTCGTATTAATGATAACTGGGATGATTCTGAGGGTAACCGTAAGTCTAAGGAGATAACTAGGCAAGATTACACACCAACTAAGAAGACACTTAGCGCGTTAGGTTCTTTGACTTATGGTGGCAGTGCTACTAAGACTGGTATTTTACCTCAAGTTATCATTGGTATTGATGGTTCCGCTATAGTGAACACGTTGTCGGGTGAAAGTTATAAAGCTATACAAGGTGCCTCTGGACAACAGACACCTTATGTAACTTCTATATATGACGCTGTAATCGGTGACTTAGGATCTTTCAGGAGTTTAGTAGGTAACATTAACAAGACTTGGATTGACACTACTCTTAACTATGATCTACTTAACGAGGTAACTAAGGGTGTACGTGAGGCTCAGAACGATGGGTATAAGAAGTTACAGCGTAATTTAAAAGAGAATCCTAAGGGACTTGCTGCAAACGTTGAACAATCTAAGCACATTGTAATTGAGTTACAGAAGTTTATCAACGCTGGTATGATGGTACCTCAATCAACTACTAATGGTTTCTATGAGATCATGAGGGATGTTGAGCGTAAGTTTGCACAGCTTGAAGCTAATCCAGATATTTCTAAAAAGGATAAGTATAAGATGACTAGTCCTATGGACATGGTTAGTAATAAACAAGTACTAGAGATGTTTATGATGTTGAAGCCCTCAATGGATTTGAAGGTTGATCGTTTACAGAAGGTAGCTACTGAAGCTAAGGCTAGGCGTGAAGTACTTAAGAAAGAACTAGGAAGTCAACCTGTATTCCAGTATCATGTGGATGCACTTAAGCAGTTTAACTTTCCTTAATAATAAACAGATATAAAAAAATATACCCCCAAGGATTCCATAAAGGAGTCCAAGGGGGCTTTGACCCACAAGTATACTTAATTGTATATTTGTGGGTTATTTTTTGCATTAGTTAGCTACGAGCTGCTAGTGCTTTACTGACTGTGTTACGACCAGCTTGACGTTGTGAGTCTGCGTGTGACCTAGCCTCATCTTCTGCCATGCCATCTGCTACTGCTCCTGCATAGTTATCTTCCCAGACTCGACCTAAGATAGCCTCGTTGATTTCTGGGGTGTACGCTAGTGCTGGATCTAGGTTGAACATCTCAACGTACTCCATATCATCAATTCCGGGTACTACATTATGTGAAACGTTAGTCATTATTCATCATCCTCTTTAGTTTGTATTTAGCTTTCATATTAGCACTCTTATCTGCTTTTCTCTTAGCAGTCCACCTCACTTTAGGTACTCTCATAGAAGCCTTATGTGCTTCAGACTTGGGTACTCCAATCTGTATATTTCTAGAGTGTTTAGCAGAAGCCACCCTAGCTAACTCAAAGGATCTTGAGTTTGCTATATGTCTTCCCTCTTTAGTTCTCACACACATAGCCCAGAAAGCTGTAGCCATTGGACCTACACCATGTATCTTAAAGAGTAAGTAGTGTGCTATATAGTGCGCTTTACCTGACAAGTACACAAGGTTAGAGGGCTCATTGGAACCCCCTAGTGACTTAGCTACGATATGGTGACGTTCATAGTACCCACCATCCTTTGGCTTAGTTGCAGTCCCATGCTTACTTATAAGATTATCGTAATGTTTAATGTACTTACTGATTGCACACCTCCTTATTAATTACTCCAGATTAAGATTAGGGATACTAAGGGTATATATGACAGTGCACCATATACAAGCCATTGGAGTACCCTCACGTTAAGGTTACTCTCAGGCATTATCTCATGCATGACTAAGAAACCTAATGTAAATGCAAGTAGTACGTGTGTTAACATTATTTGTATAAATATGCTCATATTGTTTCCTTATTAACAGAAGAAATAGTCAGACGAGATAATCTCAGATATATCTAAGGTTCCCAAGGCTGGCTGTTTAACATTATAACCCTCTCTTGTTTCTAGTAACATATTCTCTATTGTTGTAAAGAAGTTGTCAGTGTTATACATCATTGCGAACTGCCACTTGGTATGCTCAAGTAGATCGTTAACATCACATGCATGAGTCGAGAATGAATCATGTATAGCTCCAAAGTCTCCAGAGAAGCTAGCTATAACTTTAGCCATGTGAGCTGCGTCCATTGAGTGAACGAAGTTAGGTGAACATCCTGAAGCAAAGGATCTACGACAAGGTATTAGGTCACCATTGGGAGTCACAACAGGCACCCTGATACGATGACTTATCTGACCTAACCCTCGGATCCTACCACGTACTTTGATATTCTTTTGGATCCACATCTCATATAACACTGGGAATCCCGAGGGACTTGTCCAGCGTGTGCATGTTTCACCAGAGGATAGTATGTGGTCAGTCAACTTCTGTATAAACTTCATGGTCTTTAGGGGACCTACACAGGTATCGTTGATAGCCAGTATGAGCTGCTTGGACAGTACTATACAATCATCTTCAGTGATGTTGTACTTGGTGTCATAATCCTCAGCTTTACAATCGGTATACATGTTGACAGCTATCTTCTTTTGACCAGCTGAGTAAGCACGAGTCATTGAACCACGCTTAGCAATACCTTTCCGCACAGCTTTCATAGGCATATTACGTTCTTTAAACCATTCAGGCATACGCTCAATTAACTTCTTTGCTACTTGAACATAGAAGTCTTTCTGTATATCACTAGGAACTAGGGAGACTAACTCGCCAGCCTGCTTGTCTTTGGAGATAGCAGCTAGGTGTTGCCACCCATTGTTACTACCATCAACTGGTATTGGTAATCGACTGTAATACACTAATCCAGTAGCTTTCGCAGATATGTAACCCTGTATATCAAAGCAACACGCCAAGAAGCTTACGGGCTTCTCTGCGTCTTCTTGAAAGCTCTGCCCATCCGCTGAGTGGTTTACTAAGTCTAAGTTGTTCAGCGTCCATAGCTCCCTGTCCCTTAGTGTCATCTTGTCTACCGATAGAGTAGTAAGCCCTTCTTCTTGCAGATAAGAGTGATAGTCCGTTGTCGCCCATTTGGGTAGTTCCTTTATGTCATATGATTGATTGTAAGAACAAGCTGTATGTATGCACAGCCACCTGAAACCTGCAGTATCTACCGCTTTAGCTTGAGAGAACTCAAACAAACCTTTGGATACATCAGAACCTTGGAAGTTAAGGAAAGGTTCAGTGTAGTAGATACGCCCACGGTAATCACATTCAACCATTTGGTAGAATACGTTACTGTTGATGGCATGTACTTTAGATATTACAAACTTCATTTCTATAGCTTTAGACTTAGCTTTAGTGGACTCGTCTTTAATATCTAAGAAGAACTCAAGGTTAGCTTCTACTGCTTTAGCTAGCTTGAGGTTAATACGCCAAGCTGTCTGCTGTAGCTTGTTAAGTGATTTAACGAACGTTGCATCTAGTACTTGTGCGAAGTCTTCTTCACTACTCATACGCTTTATGTATGGCTTTTGAGTGAACTCATTTCGTAAGGATGTGATATCTTTTGGCTTTGTGAAGGAGGTCCCAGTCAAAGTATGCTTGATATACTCTGGAGGTAACTCCCCTAACTCACTCCAAGAATCCTCAAGGATTATAATGTAAGGTGCCCTAAGGCCACTGTACTCCCTCACAATACTGATATAACCCAGCTGCAAGAATGCCTCCATATACAGATCACCGACAGAGATAATCTCCTGATGGTTAGTATTGAGTACACCCAATGCTGCTAGCACCTGTAAGCCCACACTAGTCGATGTGACAGTTAGTTTAAAGGGTGCTGATGATGACCTTCGGGACTTCTGATATGCTGTTACAGCACCCATAACGGCCCTTGTGGTTAACTCCTCGTAACTATGCCCATAGGGTAGGACACTGGCTACTAGACGAGCCCCTAGGGGTAGGGGTCCTTTGAAGACTTTACCTTCACATCTATTCTTTATATACTTGGTGATACTTTCTAGACCTTTGGAGTTATCCAGTGTACTCTGAGAAGTCTTCTTGACCTTTGAGTCGTCCAGTTCGTGTGTCGTAGTAGGCAGAACCACAGTCTCCTGTACGTCCTGTGAACCTTGACTTAAGCACTCTAAGTTTAATGGTGTTTCGTTCATCTTCATCTTCTGCCACTAAGTTACGTGAGAATGTTATGATGTCAAAGCTGATCTGTTTGATCGAGCCTGACCCCTTGATGTCATCGATAGAGGATAAGTGTCCCTCCTCGAATGAAGCACCCTGTGACTTACGAAGGTGGCTGATAAGGCCCAACCATACATTATGTTTCTTAACAATCTTAAGTAGATCTGACATAATAGAATCGATTGCTTCGTTACCTGTCTTACCTCCAGCTCCCTCTGATACTGCAATGGTTATGTGGTCAAGTATAATGTACTCACACCCCAATAGACATAGGTTCTCTATCTGGTCAATTAGACTAGAGTCTGAGACTGCGCCATTGTGATCTAGCAATACTAACCTCTCGTTACCAAAGACTTTATCGTATGCCTTTCTCTCCTGCTCTGGAGTAGGGTTAGCAGGTGCAAACATAGTTATGAACTTCTCTGCAGAGTCACCTATGGATTCCTCAAGTGATACCATACCAACATTATCTTCTGTTGTATCTAGAACTTCTAGTACAATCTCTTTGATCATAGTGGATTTACCTGAGCCAGTACCTGAGGTGAACAGTACAATCTCACCCTTACGCATACCATCTAGTTTAATATTGAGACCCTCAAGACACTTAGGGTATGGCACAGAGACAGTCTCCTTACGTGCTTGATAGGCTTCCCATATAGATTCACCACGTACAATGGATGCAGGGGCGTACTTACGGGCATTGAAGACAGCCTGCATGAGTTCTAAGGGGTTTGCCACAAGGGAGTCACAGGGGTCATTCTGGGACAGGGAAGCCACAAGAGTTTTATCCCAACCGATTATCTTAGCAGCTTCACCTACTGCCTTTTCCCCAGCAGCATCTTGATCGAACATAAGGATAACTTCTTTGAATGAACGAATCCATTCACGGTTACTTACAAGTATCTTCATGTTAGAGGAGGATGGTAGGGATACCACGGGGTAAGCTTTGCCATACTTATTTAGCATAGCTTGCTGCACTGCAATAGCATCTAACTCCCCTTCAGTGATGATTAACTTGAAACCACCACCTTGAAACTTAGATTGACCAAACAGCTCAAGATCTTTATGCTTAAGGTCACCTA